GTTATTGCAGCCGCTAATGCAGCGCCTATAGTAGTTGCAGTATCACCACTGGCTATAGTTAAAGAATATTTTCTATTAAAGCTATCTACATAAATAATAATAGAACCTGCCACTGTTGCAGTACCTGAAAAAGCAACGCTTCCAGTTGCAGCAACACCTGAACCGTTATCAGATAAAGCTATGACATCTACTGTTGGCTTAATTCTACTAACTGATAATTCTTTTATTAATGCTCTACCTGCCTTAGCTATTTGAGAAGTTCTACCAAATTTATCGTTAAAATCTGCATCACTTAACAAGCCTTCATTTAAAGCTCCGCTAGTAGCTGTTCCACTAACCATTTGACCAATTAATAATATTTTTCGATCACCAACCGTTGCAGCAGTCTGCGCTGAGTTTAAGTTAGCAGTCATATAAGGAAATGAAGAACCCATTATTTACCTTTTTTTTTATTTGTTATTTTCAAGCAATTATCTATTTTAGAATCTTTTAATCTTCTTCTCCAAAAACTATCTAAAGGAACGCCAAAATCATCAGTTTCAATCTTAATAGATTGACCCTCTGGATATTTAACGCCTTTATAAGATAAATTTGTTGTTAATATTATAGATATATACATAAATCACTTATTTTAATATTATATTAGCTCGATTAAATAAAAAAAAAAGCTAAAATAATATGAAAAAAAAGCTTATAATTTAAAACTGGTTTTGAACTGCAAGTTTTTATCTATAAAACTGCCCTCTACATTATCTAAAGGAACTCCTGGATTAATGTCTATAGTATCAGCAACTCGTATATAGCCCTTAGCTGTAAAATCAAACCTGTGTACATAATAAGCAGTATTATATATATCTGACTCATTACCTACATAATTAACTGGTTGATAAGTTGTATCTGTTAAAACACTAGCAAAGCTATAATTAGCAATACTCTTTAAAATAAAAGCTTCATATTCTCTTGCCTTATCCGATTGAATACCAGCTAGCGTCTCATCTGCTGTTGGTAAATAAAGATAAATAGAAAAATCTTGTGCAGCGGTAAAAAAATAATCTTGGTTTCTTTCTATAGAAGTTGAAATATCACTTGCTATAGTACCATCTCTATAAACTGCTTTACTACCTAAAATAACAAACATAAATGTAGAATAACCGCTTTCATCTGCTATCTTACTATAATACTGATCTGCTCTTTCCGCTGTAGCAGCCCAAGCAATTCTTACATTACTTGCAATTTCTATGGTTCCTTGAGCTGGTGTATTTAAATTTTCAGCTACTGCAAAAGTAAAGCTAGTATTATCTATAACTGTTATTTGTTTGCTACCATTATAGCCGTCATAATCATCTTGCAATAAATAGCCTGCTGTAGTTGCTGGCGTGGTTGGTGTAGTAGTTATTTCAAAGGTAAAAGTTAATCTATCATCACTAACACTTAGTAATTTAAATGTCCCGTTATATTCAGTAGGACTAGACCCTGCTATAATAACAGTTAAACTATCTCTTAGCGCTGCTGTGTATTTACTAGGATCTATTAATTGAGTTGCTTCACTTGCAACCGCTGTTACTACATTGTCAACTCTAGTTAAAGAAGTTATTATAACAGGGTTTGTAGCTCCTCTAATTGTTACATAATCATTTGTTGTTAAGCCATGATCCGTGGTAGTAATACAAGTTGCTGTAGTTCCTGACCTAGTTAAGCTAGTCGCTGTAATTATTTGGCTAAAATCATCTGTATATTTTCCGACTATATCTTTTAATCTATCTACTATTTCTAAAGCTTGCATATTATATACCTAAAGATTTTTTTATTTCTCTGTTTAAATTTGTTTTAAACTGGTTCTTATGTTTTTCAAAAGTTCTTTTTAAAAACTGGTTTCTTTCCTCTAATATTTTAGCGTATATCATAAACCCATTACCAGCACCAAATTCTAGCCTAGTGCTACCCCTTACTTTGTAATCAACTGATTTTCTCAAATCACCAGTTATAACCGCTGGATATTCGCTAGGAGTTGACGCTATATGCAATCTAGGTCTTTTCAACTTTCTACCACCTAACCCCCTATATACTTTATAAGTATTTCCAGATTTACGCCCATGAGTCATTTCATGCCTAACATCTTTTACTAGCATTTGTCCATTTATATCAAAGCCTTTTCTTGCACCATCTTTAAATTTTGCGGAGCTATGTTTAAAGTGCTTGGAAAAATCTTTTTTAGATGTTTTTTTTACTGTTAGCATTATCTTAAATTAGCGGCGTTTGCTTCATCACCTCTTTTTACTGTTCTAAAAATTATAGTTTCATTTTTGAGGTCTATATTATCCGCTTGAACTACTTTATATTTTATTGAATTATACTCTATAAATAATTTATCTGTTAAAGCTATATCTGAATCATATCTTATATAAAACTCTGTAGTGATAGTTGTTAAATTAGTATTAGTGCCATTTTGTAATTGAAAGGGGTTTTTGCTTTTAATCATAGCCCAAACTTGTTTGACATCAACAAATCCAGCTTGTGCATTAATGCCTCTAGCATTACTTAGATTTAGCGTTGGTTTTTGTATTGTTATTTTTTTATTAAAATCATTAATACAAACTTTAGTAATATTATTTTTAATTCTACCACAAGCCATGTACTACCTCAAGTATAGTAGAGCTTAACCTATAAGGCGAATATAAACTTGCTGCTTTAGAGTTTTTAAAAGCAATATCACAATCTGAACAGTCGCCTCTGTTTTCGTACATATTAGCTATATGAGCTAACATAGCTGTTTTGATTCCTTGAGGTACATCGTCAGCAGTTGCACCATAACCACTAACAAAAGTAATTTTTACGGCTTGTTTTCTATTATCTGCATCTGAAGCCCATGATTGACCATCTTTTACTAATATGCTAGAATACTCATTATTATCAGTAAAATAATAAATAGAGCTATCAATAGTAGTTAAAACATCATCTTTGTAATATTGTATCGAGGTAATAGAAGTTAATTTACTTTTTCTTATTTCAATTTCCGCATAATTAAATGGAAAATTATTTAAATAACAAACATAAGTTTTATTAATAAAATCCCTTCCTGTGTATTTCTCACCAAAATTTCTTGCAGTGGTTATTAAATCACCTATTAAAACATCATCATCTGTACTAGATATTCTTAAATAATCTTTTACATAATCTAAGGTAAACGGCTCTATGATTGCATCTGTATTAAGTATATAATCAGTAGGACTTATTTTATAATATATATGGTTAAACATAATAATTTAATTAGTTACATTTATAATAAACTAACTTATTATTTTAATCAATTATTCTGTTGCTGCAACATACCAAGCTTCAATTTGAGCTTTTTCTTCATCACTTGCTTGCTCTTCATATTCAGAGTTAGCTCTTAATGCACTTATCCTATTTTTTAGTTTTAGTTTTACAGTAGTTTCAAGCTCTGCAAAAGTAATAGATAAGTCATCATAATCGGCACCTGTTTCTAAAACATTAGCGTAAAGCTCTTTTAGTTCCACGCTATTTAAATTTTTTTCTAAACTCATATTTTTCTCTTAAAAGTTGTTATTATTATTATTATATATCCCCCAAATATTCAATGACTATTGAGCTATTTTGGTGGTATTGAACGCCGCTAAAATCGTCATTAAATGTACTATCATTCTTGGCCACTGTTGCTTGGCATTTAATATATTCATTAGCAGCAACATCAATTACAGTTACGCAAGTTGTTGTTGCATATTTAGCAAGATCGTTATCTCTTGCGTAACCAAAACTTCTTGTACCTGGAAATTCTGTTTCATTTGGCGTGATTGCGCTTGAGTGCTTTACCAAGCGACTGAAAAAATTAATTCTGTTATTGTAACTTGCATTATTCCAATTTAGCGTGTACGAAACTTTATATTTTCCTACTTTTAATAACCTAATGCCAGTATTGGTTGATGAAGAAGGGACAACATAACTATAGATATCTGTGTTAGTAACTGCATTATTATCAAAAACTGGATAATATACAGTCGCTGTAGTATCAGGCGTTTGATCATCGGTGTTAGTTCCATGAAAAAGATTTGCATTTTGTAGATATCTATTATCTAAATCAACAGTAACAGTTGAGGCATCG